CAAGTATTCCAAGATTTAAGCCCCAAGCTCGACCAGATTGCTACATTGCATGGTCTTACAGGCATGTGCCAGCTTCACGGCACTACCTATGATGCACTGCTTTGTGCTTGGAAAGATCGATATCTATCACAACCCACAGAACAGTCCGGAGACGACTTAAAAAGCCTTCCTCCGCGCGCCTAGCTGTGCGCGCGTCATGTTAAAACCGCTACTATGCGTATGGATACCGTGTTCTCCCACCTCGGTGGTATTGGGAGACCATAGGCTTCGCATATTGTGCACTACCCTCGTGTAGTACCCCTATTTAGGGGAGATCCTCGCTAGATCATGTTCCACCCGATCCGTTGCAGATTGAGCCTCACGCAGCGTAAGAGCGTTAAAAATACAGACTTGCTAATCAAATAAATATTAAAATAAATGAAGAAAGTGACTTTACGTCACAACAAATTGTAAATTTCGCCGATCAAAACACCGGATATAGTTATGAAGTTCCCGCAACACCAGATCCTACTTTTACTGTTGCTGAAGTCGGGGATGACACTCTAGCTGGATTCTTTTCACGCCCCATCAAGATTGCGAGTTATTCGTGGATCACCAACAATTCACTGTTTCAAACTCTTAATCCGTGGACAGAATTCTTCACCAATCCGCGTGTTATAAACCGTATCACCAATTTTAACCTCCTCAGATGCAAATTACACGTCAAGGTTGTTTTGAATGGGAACGGTTTCCATTATGGTAGAGCCATTGTCGATTATCAACCACTCCACACCGTGGATTCGTTCACGCGCAACAGGGCGACTTATCGGCAGGATGTTGTGCAGGCCTCTCAGAGACCGCACATTTATCTCGACCCTACCAAATCCCAGGGAGGATCTTTGGTTCTCCCCCTGGTCATTCCAGCGAACGCGATAGATATTCCAGATGAATCGTGGCAGACTGTCGGACAACTCGTTTTTCGTAGTTTGCAAGACCTTAAGCATGCCAATGGAGCTGCAGATGCGGTCACGGTTACCGTGTTTGCGTGGGCTACCGATATCACTCTGTCGGTGCCGACAGCCAACGAACCTGGTGCCTTGGCACCCCAGGCTGGTTTGTATGAGCCCCAAGGTGATGAATACGGTAAAGGCCCCATTTCTAGGCCTGCGTCCATTATTGCAAGGGCTGCGGGTGCTCTTTCCCAAGCTCCTGCTATTGGGCTTTACGCTCGTGCCACTCAGCTCGCAGCGTCTGCTGTATCATCCATAGCTACGGCTTTCGGCTA